AAGAACGCTCTAAGCATATCAGCCTTAGATTCTTCAAGATTAGCCGCAAGATACAGATTAATGTATTGAGTCGTAAGTATAGTGGCTAGGTCAAGATCCATGAACATATCAGGCATCGTGTATTTGCCATCTTCAACGATATCATCCAAAGTTTTAAAGATTCTTTCTTCACTTGCATTATCAAGCTGCTCATTTTGTTCAAGATCTTGAGGCACACGCATGAGGCGTCTACCCTCCTTAAGCGAAAGCATGCCTGCTTGAATTTGTTCAGTAACAGCAGCAATACGACCTGCGGGATCGCGTGGCAAAGATGATTCTGTAAAGACCTGAATAACAAATGGGTCTTTTAAGAACTTCATTGCAGGGAGATCTACTTCTTTTGTTCCATCTTTGTTTGGGTAAACTGTTTGGTACTTTCCTTCTCGCTCAGCGATATCTTTTGCTGTATCTGCGATAAGGTACGCAAGATCCACGAAAACATTATCATAACGCTTAGAAAGCTCAGCGAAACGATCAGTACTAATATCATCATAGGATCTAATTGCAGCACCACTGTTTAAGCCCTCAGGTTTTTGTGATGTAGCTTGCATTGCACTCACACCACATTGTTGGAATCCATATTGGATAAGCTTGTCACGCTCAGTATAAAGTTCAGCTGCATTACATGGAGCAACAACACACTCTGGCTTCTCGTTATCCCACATAACAAGAGTACCTAATTGATTGTCTATATGAGCCTTAACAACACCAGCACGCTTATTTACAAGCCAACGTGGGACACCATTAAGAGTAATGGATCTAGCAATCGTATAAAGAATGCGATTAAGAGTAAGCTGTGTACCAAACAACTGAGTAGCTAATCCTTGACCAAAGAATCCTAAGAATGGATCAGAATAATTCATGAATACAAATGGGAATTTAGGTTTTTCCCATACTTCATCCAAGACCACACCACTTACAGTAGCTATTACGTGTCTTCCTGGAATATATCCTGGCGCATCTTTATCAGGACAAGAAGGAAGCTTCCATGCTTCGACCACCAAAACCTGATCAGCAGTAGTTCTGCCTGAGTCTGGTGAATTATCAGGATAGCTCTGAGGAGTGCTTTCAATAATACCAGCAGCTTTCTTAGAAGAGTTAGCTACGAGCTTATCTCTATCCATGATCTTAAGTTGTAATAACTGCTGAGGATCACCATTAATACAATCATTCTCATCGACAAACAAGTCAGTGATCATGACTCTATCAACAGCTACTTTATTATCATGGCCTTCGTAAACTTTAAGACATCCAGTGCCCATGACAATGGTGTCACGAAGCATCTTAACTGATTTTTCATATGCTTTGGTTTGATAGAATTCACCAAGCATAAAAGAATTAAGACGCTGCGCTAAATGCCTTTGCTTGTAATCAGCGTTGTCAGTGAGAAACTTAGGAGCAGGACGGCTTTGAGATAGCCTAGAGACAAGAGTGTCAGTACAAGCCTGAACAAGGTTAAACGTGGGTCTGTCATCAGGAAGTGTTTTAGTCCTATCCATCTTAGAAACATTAGATCCAGCGTAAGAATATATAGAAAGACCACAATACAAACGCACATCACAAGCAAGTTGTCTTATCCTATAGGTTTGATTTGTTTTTAAGTAAGAAGCAGTCTCACATACTTGCTGAGCAAGCATTGGATCATTTTCAGCTTTCCACCACTCAGTAAGATTACCAGTGCCAGTAAGATCATTCTTGGCTCTAGTCTTCATTATGATCTTTTCAGGTGATGCTGTTTTCTTTGTGATCTTCATTGAATATTCTCAGGATCATCATTTGGATCGCCACCAGAGCTATAGAATGCAAGCTGTGTTGGGCTTAGTTCACTTTGAGGGAAGTTTGCATATGGGTCAGCAGGATCGTTAATAGCCTGAGTAGATCTTTCTTGAGGCATATCACCAAACTTAAGAGTAACAGTTGCCGTAGCAATTTCAGTCACCCCTTGCTTTCTGCAAAGCTTCAACAACTTCTCAAGGTCTTTTAGGTTTTCAATCATGCTGGGCTTGGCATCCTGTCACGCTTACGACGTGATGCCATGATCCTTGCTACAATATCAGCTCTGTCATGATCTTCTCTTGCATCACCGAGCTCATCACCAGAGTTTGCACCTGTGTATTCAGACTCAAGATCATCTTCCATTGGAAGAACATCAAACTCATTTTCTTTGTATTTAGCAAGATGACTTGGCATGTCTTCGCCTTCATTGGCAACTCGTCCACCTTCAGAATACATCATCTGGCGCTGCTTCATGATTCTTCCAACCATGTCTAATCCATCACCATCTTCAGTATCTGAATACATGTCATGTGGATCATGATGATGATCCATATACTCTTCACCATGAAAGCCTTCACCGCCACCTTGTGGGCCTTCTTCATGCTCACCATGCTGGTTAAGATCACGATCATCTTCCATCATTGCTTCATGGTCAGGGCGCTTTACATCACCTTCATGTTCTACATATCCATGAGCCTTTTCATCTTCTAGGAAGTCTAAGCCATCTTTCTTGTGTGGATTCTCTGAGCTCTGATAATTATCAGTAATCTGACCACCTTCAGCCATCTTCTTAGCTTTTCGCTTCATACTATAAGCAATAGCCAAGCTTTGTTTTAAGGGTTTGCCTTCATGCATCTCTGTTTTAACATTCTTTTCGAATGCTTTTGGGGATTTCCCTTTCATTAATGGCATTATGCAACTCCTTGGCTACAAGAAATGTTTGCTTTGATTGCATTCAAACCTTCATCATCTGGATTGCTTGAACTCATGATGATTGCAAGTGAATCACCAGCAGCACAAGATAGAACTGTTTTAAACCCATCAGCGCCAGCAGTGCCTGTATATTTAGTTGAACTGTTTTGCTGCACAGTCACAACAACGGATGACGATCCACCACCATTCGTTACTGTTGGAATGGACAACTTACCAGAGAGCACATATGGCCCTGCATTTGGTACGATGAAACTAAAAGTGTTTAACCCTACAATTGATGCATTGAGAAAAAAGTCGTTCATTTTATAACCCCTGTTCTATTGCGATAATACTTTTTACATTATTAAGAGCGCTATCAATCGCTGAAGATGACGACAGCACAACTGTAATCACATCGTTTAATGCGCAGACTAATCCTTGTTTAAACTGAAACGCTGATTGCGTAGGAGTTGGAGTTGCCGAAGTGTAAACTGGTGATCCATTCTGGTTAACCACTACAGACAATCCAGAAGGTGGCACTTCAGTTACCTCAAAGTGCAAGCTATAAAGTCCTGCTGCTGGGATAGTATAAGTCATCGTATCAAGCCCAACATTAACGTAAGGCTGGTTAAGGATTAAGATATTAGACATGCGGCCCCTCTTCATGTGGTTGTGCATCGCATGCATAAAATGCAGCCTGTAAGGCATCAGCGATAGCTTTTGTATTTCCAGATTCAATAGCGTGGAGGAGTTCGATGGCGCAGAGATGTAATAGATTAGAGTCAGTATCTTTACTGACGTTTAATTTCTCAATAGGTTGGCTAACAGCACCATCTCTAAAGTTTTTATAAGGAAGCATCGAGTACCCTCTAGCTTCGTCGAAAACGGCACTTTAGATTATATAAACTTCAGCAAAAGGCAGGTGTTTTATCTTATCTTCGTCATCATATGTGTAATAACCACGGCCAAATACGTTCTTGTCTTGTAAAACCTTGGCATACTCTGAGTTATTCTTTTCTACAATTTCTATAAAATGAGGATCTATTTCTAAGTCTTTCATTTATATCTCACTAATTCACATCAGGCTCTTTAGGCCAATGCCCCTCATCTTGGGTTAATCTATCTCGTTCTTTTTCCCAAATATCATCAGCTTGTTGATTATACCAGGCTTTTGATCCGATAGGGTACTTAGGGATTATAGGATCAGTAACAATAGGCCTAGACATTAGTCCATATCTAATCATGTCATAAGCATCATCACCAGACATTGGATCACCTTCTACTGAATCAATCTTTAATACATCTTCGATCTTATCAGGATTATGCTCAACTCTTGTTAAACAATCAAAGCTTATTGGACAAGTATTAAAGATATAGAATCTAGGTTTATTTCTGCCGTTAGGAAGGTTCTGCCAGGCAAGATACTTACGTAACTGTGCTGCTCCTTGGATCCTGTCTATAACAGCCTTCTTAAGCATAATTCCATGGGTCAAGAACTCATCTGCTACCGTTGGCGGCGTGCCTTCTTTGAGGACGCCTTTTTGGACCCAGCAGTCCCAACCTGCAAAGACCGGCATGTCTTTTGTTTCTTCGTATTTATTGAGCTCTTGGGCGAATTGATCAACTCTAAGCTGTGCCTTAATGAACTCCCTATATAAGAATACATTTCCATCTTCGTCCACTGCAAACCAGCCAAACGCGGCAGGGTGATTAAAACCGAAATCATAGCTTCCAAACTTGTTCCAATGCGGTGGGATGGCAAAAGGAGTAATGAAATGCACTTCTCGCCTAATTTCACTGAAGAACTGTCCGGCAAAGATATCCCAATCTCCATACAAATAAGCTTTCCTAAGCGTTTCAGATGGTTCGGCTTCAAGCCTTCTGACATAGTCAGGGTCATTATCCAGTAGAGCTGCGTTGTCTTTGACGAGCGCTTGGATGAAGTTGTAGTCTTCTGGTCTTTCTCTTTCATTAAATCTTCTTTCTATAAATAATCTTTTAAGCCACTTGTGTCCTACACCACCAGGATTGGCTGTTAGAGCAGCCCTGGCAGGTACTCCAGACTTAGAACTACGATT